TAACTACTGCAGTCGTGCGGCGACGGAAAAATAATCCTGTCGATTACAGTATCGGTGGGAATGTCCGAAGAACCTTCTCTAAAGTAAAAAGCGTCTCGCGGAGCATGAAGCCGCATATATGGAGTTACACCGCCCAAAAAGAAGTCGTCAGTTTCACCTGTAGGAGTAGCACTCACATAAGATTGTGTGACTGTAGAGACCGTTCCTGCAGAAACGTTATCGGTTGAAAATTCTAGAGTAGATTTTGCAAAAGAATTAGCTAGAGCCATCTTCGTATCTAACGTAAAGTTAGTAGGATCTACTGTATTAACAGTAAGCTCACTGGTAGGTGTTGCACCATCCGTAGTAATACCGCCTATGTTAGACAGTTTAAATTCCGTACCTGAGTAAATAGCCCCCGGGAAAACTTGGGTGAACGTGTCTTTAATACTTCTAGTTGCACTAAACACAGTTTTTGCCTTGTACAAAAACGTGTTGTCGTCAATTTTAGCGGAAACAACAAAGCCGCCATCCGCTGCTACGTCCGCTGATCCTTGAACAATCAAAGGAGAACCGCGCTGCAAACCGTGAGTTTCTTCAGTAACCACGGCCACAACATCGCTACCCGCTGTCACATCCATAGACGTGATTGTAAGTGAAAAGTCCCCTGACCGAGAAAAGAACGTCGGGATGTTAGCTGTAAGCTCTAAGGTTTCCCATTTTGTGGACTGCAAACCATATTCAAAGTCAGTGTCAATCAGGTTTTCAGGATTCGATACACGAATCTTAGAAACAGGGTCAATAAACCTGTCGTTAACGGTTATATCGGTAGAACCCTCGTCAATAAAAATCTGAAGCTGATCTGTGTCAGACATAGAGCTTGTATCATATGCGAGAGTTACCGTTGTGGTGGTATTCTCATAATCAAACGATACGTCGCTAAAACCAAAGGCCGGATCGTTGAACTGATACACCACCACATTGTCAGTCAGGTTAGTGATCAACTGCCAACGTTTTTGAGCATAGATATCGTTTACTGTTATCGTTCCCGCAGACGCATCAAACGTATAATCGAAAACAAGCTTCTTACCCATCGTATTCTCCTAGCCCAAGGCTATCGCTAGTGCTACTGCCTGTTGGTCTGTCACTGTTCGTGCTGCAGGAAACGTTATAAACACAACCTTGTCCCCTGCAGAAAAATTTACTTTTGCGCCGTTGTTAGAACTGGAATAGACGGTATCTCTACGCAGTGTGTTAGTTGCAGAGTACGTCCCTAGTCCTACTTCCCATTGTGTACTGTCAGCGGTGATCGTGTAGTACGTTTCTTCGCCAACCGCCAACACATCAGAAAACGCAATAAAACTACTCTCGGCTCCGGCAAGAGTAAAATCTCCAGTACCAGTCGTTGTACTCGTTTCTTTTATCCTGTCGAAAACCTTTGGCATTTATGCGATCCGAATAATAGCGTTGTTTTGGTCTGCGTTTGGAAACACAACTTGGAACGTACCACTTGATGACGATTTATCGGCACCAAACGCCAGAATCGCAACCATTGGGTTTGTTACAGAAATGGAACCTGTATTAGGTGTGCTGTTATAGATAAACGCACCAAACGAAGTAATTGTGGAGCTTGTCCACTCAGCGTCGTTAAAATCTGTAATCGCAGTTGTACCATCAAGAGTAGGATCAACACTGGTTAGGTTTTCTCCTGTAGAAGAATACCCCGAACCTGTGTTCTCGGCTGTTGCTGAACCCACCTCCGCGTAGTTTGCGGTGCCTGCGCCAAACGAACCTGTCGCGCCTGCCTCGTCCTTAAACAATCCAATCTTAAAAGTATCGCCTGCGGCAGCGAAGTCGTGTACACCAAATAAAAGCTCTTTTTTAAAGGAGCTACACATTGCCGTAGTCAAAGTTAAAGCCATTTAAAGTCTCCTTATATACTCAGCAAGTTCTGGGTAACCCGCTTCTATTATGGCATTATACACAGTTACGCGGTCATTGCGAACTGATCTTTTCATGAAGTGTGTTAACATAGATACGAGGTTTTTTCTATACGCTCGTGCCTGATCCTTAACTTCCTCTGTTGCTTCGTCCGAAATGTATAGGATCTTGTCTGCACACTGCTCTGCTAACTCTTCAGGAGTTAGGCCCCTATTATCTGTTGTGATAATCTTAAATGGGGGAGCTTCCATGTTCATTGTTTCTGTCTCACTACCTTACCAACACGATACTCATCGGTGGTTTGTTTTGCCTCACCTAGCATCTTAATACCCATCAACGACTCTTGGAACCGTGACTGGTACATCTGCATAATATCAGGCTCTTCTTTCATGTATACACCCGCCTCGATCAAGGATCCATAGAGCATAGCCATCTCAGCGTTCTTACTGAGCCATGTTGTGCCGCTCTCGGCTCCGGCAGTTAAACTGATCGGACGATAGAAATAACTTAACTGACAACGGAAACTTAGACGAGGTTTGGGCGAAAGAATGAAGTTCTCTTCGTTAAACTGAGCGTAGTATTTAGGATCGCCAGTAGTATCCTCGTTTCCCTGATACTCCCGTAAAAAACTTATATCTTTAAAATCAAGATACGCTATGTCTGAATCAGGTTTTGTCGCATCATAAAAAGCTGAGTATATCTCAGGTCTAGCAGCCATATATGGCAGCATGTAATCTTCTATATATGTAATTTCATCGTCCGTAAGGCTGCTTGTTATTCCCAACACATAGTTGTTCATTTTTGTTGAGTCTGCCGCTACTACTTGAGCGTTTCCACCCACAGACCCTAACGCAATACCGGGAAACGCCTGTGTATTCTCAAATAGCTCTACAAAATCTATCGGAGTTGTCACACCCCCAGATGTCTGAAAAATAGCTTCTGCTAAGTTTGAACGGTTCTGTTCATTCCAACTAGCACCTGTCGGATATTTTGGAGCCGTTGTATAGCTAAGTGAAAACGGAGCCAAAAAGTCAGATGGAACCTCTAAGTATTCGTTCTTGCCAATTACTTGAGCAGTAGAGTTTTGACGAAACAAATCTAACTGCACGTTTTTTAGTATACGCTCTTCTGCCTGACGAATGAACAAAGGGATATTACGAACAAACGAGGGCTCGTTGTTTTCTGTAAAATCCTGAATCGCGGTTTTTAGTTCTGCGTACGTAAAACTCATGATGCTAATACCCCTACAGTTCCAACTTGGCCTACTGATCGAGGCATTGCGTTGTTAGGTAACTCTACCAAAGGAACTCCTACGTATACCTGAATTGGTTCCACACGATCAGGTCGAGCGTCTCGTAACGCCTGTGGATCTGGTCCTACACGAGGAGGAAATAATTGTGGGTGCTTTGGTTCATACTCATCAGGACCAACCATAGCCCCGGTCCACTCTTTTTTCATATCGCGTAGACGATATCGAAAACCCGAGCGGTCTGAAATGCCCCATGCGTCTTTGCCACTTGCGTATGCCATTAGACCCTCAAATACGATATGCTAGGTTGCAATTTAAGTGGAGTCCGGCCCTCGTCTTCGTCTGCCGCACGTTGGAACTCTTCCTCATAAACAGATTTCAAAATCTGAATACGATCAGGGGCTCTTTTCATAGCCATGTAGTAAGCTAGCCCTGCCACCATGCAAGGATAAAAACGGAAAGGCATGTCGGTAGTGTTTGTTAGTGTGTCCGCATCTTGAATGCGCTGAACATAGTAGTACACCAACTGATCGGTAGAGTTTTCCGGCACCGCCCAGATATTAATTACAGGCGCAACCTGACGGTCAAAATAGAACTGACTTGGACGACCCTGTGTTGTTTTGTCAGGAAGCGTCATGTAATCGCCTCGACTGATTCGGTCTAGTTCATAGTCAGTTCCGTTTCTACGTAGAACAACTTCTAATAAATCAACCACATCCGCAGTTAGCGTTTCTTGCGCCTGTCCCGCAGTTAAGGTAAGCACACCCTGCTTCACGGTCCACAAGTTTAAACCCCGGTTGGCCCAGTCTGCAAACATAAGATTTAATGATCGACGCGCTGTTTTAGCGTCGTAACCTGTGCGAACCTCCAAGCCACAACGCTCGTAGGCTTCTTCAATTACCTCGGCAACGTCGAGGTTAAAGTCTCTTGAACCAGATGTCGTCATGACTCAACTTTCTTTTTCCACTCGTGGCACTCGACTGCAATAATCTCGTACCCCGGATATTTCATCTGCAGCGATATCACACCGTTCTGCATAAAGTCTCCGACGCATTGATCTCGTGTGGGAAACGAAGGGCCTCCAACTGCAAAACACATGTTTTGCGCACACATAAGAACAAACGCCGTAAACATTACATCACTTCTTCTTCCTCTTCTTAGCAGTCTTTGCAGCTTGCTTGAAGTTTTTTGCCGATGGGGCACCTTTGCTTCCCGGCTTTCTCATCTTCTCACCACTCCCCGCTTTGATACGTTTCCGTTTAGCGTGAATATTAGCGTATAATCCGGGCCTCTTTGCCACTTTACTTCTCCGTCCAGTTGATGTCTGTCGTGCCTGTTGGCTTCTTGAGATCGCCATAGCTAACCTTCTGTATATTTTCCATCAGCACTTTCAACATCTCGTGATTTTGTGAGACCATGTCGTTCGTGTGTTTCATTTCAACTTCCATTATAGCAGTTCTTTTGTCTAAATCCACTAAAGTAGTTGTTGTCCAATCCACCCACTTTTGAATCACCATTCCATAACTAGCAACAACGCCTACTACTATCATAGTTGCTAATGTAAAAACGATGTGCTTCTGCTCCATTTTAACAGTTCCATCTCTTACGTGCTGCTTTACCGCGTTCGCCAGTCCATCCACGGCTACGCGCACAGAAAGATTTCTTACGAGCCTTGTCTTTTTTCGACTTTGGGTTTGGTGCAGGAGCTTTAAGATTTGATCCCGTTTGACGGTTGTACTTGGCTCGACCTTTGGCAGTGAGTCCCGCTCCCTGCTTAACTGATCGTTTCTCGCCACGACCCACAGATAACTTAACACTTTTCTTTTTCTTTCTTTCTGCCATTACATCGGTCCTTGCTCTTTAATCAAAAAGCCATCTCCAAAGATCCCTATATCTGCCGTTTGACCAGACATCTTGGCTTGAAACTCAATAGTTGATTTTTCTGAAACCTTAAAGGGAAGCGTTCGTGCGATATCCATTCGAGACACAAAGCTAGTTTGTGCCACATCAAAAACCCGCCCGTCAGAAAACGTGACTTGGTTTCTAAAGGTCATGATCTTAGTGTCATTGTTTGCCGTCGCGGTAAATGCATCAATCCGTCCAAGATAGAACGAGTAACCCGCAGGTACTGTAAACACCGCAGCCTGATTCCTACCGCGACCTGCAATGATTTTTGCATAAACTACTGAGTTAACCTCTGCCGTAATGTCTCCATCAGCGTTACCTTCTACCAAAAGTAAATCATTTATACGGAAAAAGTTTTGTTGTGTTTGCGCACCCGCAGTTCCATTTAAAGCAACTACTTCACGTATTTCGTTGTAGTCGCCGTCAACACCCACGATTAAAACTTGCGGTCCTTCCGCGTCATCCTCGCTA